GCGCCATAATAAAAAGGAGAGGAAGTAACAATAATCTTAAGTTTGAGATCACATCTCAACCAAGCATAATTGTTAAGCTTACTTGCAATACGAGGATCAGAGAAGTATAGGGCCCATGGTCGCACATCAAAAAGAGTGTTACCAGGAACTTGGGCTTCTGTCCAAGACACGTTGACTATACGTGTAGGTCGAGACAAAAAGTCTCCCAGGTCTACGCCTGGAGTCATATCATTAGATGTTAGATTGGCATCCGACGCGGAATAACCCGCATCAATACCTGACATCTCTTCAGCAAACGAAACTGTTTGCTGGGCCATCATCTCTGCCGGAGCATCAGATGGAAGATCGCCTACTTCTGTTGATTGAACAACAAGATTTGGACGATGGGCAGCATAAAAATGCGGCCCAGAAGTACGAATTGAATCGTCATTGCAGCACCCTAGGTACTGTCTAACTTTAAAAATAAATGTTTTGAATGTCGGATATATAAATGTAGTTTACGACCATAAGCTACACAGATGAATACATGTTATGGCCACTAACCAAACCATTTCTAAATAGAAATTTTGGGGAACGCCCAGGTAAGTGTAATGAAATTTTCCACGCTCAAGATATAGATATGTATACAATGAATAATATAAAATGCAGTAACTAAAATTAACATGTTGTTTTTTGGTTTAAAAAGGACTTAACAACAAAGCCCGTAGCGATGATTATTCATCATCACTAGGTGGAACATATTTATTCCAGAAATCCTCCACCAAGGATTCCCAGATAGGAATTGAATTAGGTTTAGCATAAAGCCATAAATCATTTTCCTCGATGACCTCCATTATCATCTTGCGCTTAGCATCAAAAATTGGTTTCCCATAATTGAAGTATTCTCGCGCAGCTGTGCTCAAAATAGAAACAGCTTGTTCTTGTGAAGTAACAGTTTTTGATGCGACACATACAGTCAACATCTTCTCAATGGAATCGTGCTCTAAAGGGCACAACCAAGCTCGAACATCAGAATCATATCGCCATGTTCTCTTCAAAAAAGAAACATCATCAATATGAATGAAAGGCACGGAATCAGCTTTCTTATCTGCCATGGTATAACCTATACCCAAACTAGCAAGAGTTGCTTGAATTGATGTATGGTTAAACCATTCACACTTCTCACTCACACCCATAGCATTGTCATCACCATAAGTCAATAAATTAACTGATGATTTGAAATCCCAGCAAACTTTTGCAGGATTCAAAACAGTATAAGCATACCGCATATAAAGCGAGTTAGCCAAACTATTAATAATGACAGTGAGAGCGTGTCCAGATGGATTTGAACCATAAAATTGAATCAAATCACCTGAAAAATCAACCAGTGGGTAAGCTGTATCCATTGCGATACCCCACAAAACATTTTCATCATCTGTAGAACATCCAGCTGCTTTCATAATATCAATTAAGA